GTCTACCACCAGCACATCACGTGGTTCAAAGGTCAGGTTACTATCTATCTGATCCCATTTATCCGTAAATACATCAATCTGCCCACTACTCAAAATACTGCAATTCTCCTCAAATAAATGAGCTTCCTTTGGATACTGATCTAAAACATAACCTGCGGTGCGTTCCAACAGCACACGGAATCCTTCATCTTTCAATTCAAACTGCACGTGCATAACCTTACGTGGCTTTGGAATACGAAAGTTTAGAAACGGCACTCCCATCGCAAGACACGCCGACAACTGCATACTCATCACCGACTTCCCCACATTCGTACCACCTGCCAATCCCATCAGGTCCTTCTCAAAAAACATACTTTCAATGATCGGCTCTGGCATCTTAGTAAACGTCTGCGCAAATTGACTAGGACTAAACCTGCGCATCCCACCTAAATCTTCAGGCTTATCCCCAAAGCGAACACACGATCCAATCAATTCATCCATCGTATGTCCATCGTGAAACCAATCCGTAAGATCGTAGCGTTCCGCCTTATCTTTCCACTGCATAAGATACAATTCAACACCAGTGTCAAAAAGCCGTTTCGCAAGTTTTTTTGCGCCTTCCTCGCCTTTTTCATCGTTATCATACACAATGTATACCTTATTATATTGAGATGGCAAGGTTACTTCAGCAGGCAGCGCACCTGCACCAGACGTGAAAGTCAGCGCAGGTACGCCATTGCAGTAAGCGGTGATGACATCTTTCTCACCTTCGCAGATGAGTAGGTATTCATTGGAGAGATGCGGAGTCTCAAACACCTTACACTTTGCATCACCGAACTGCGCTCCTTTATGATACTTTACATGATTATCTGTAATCTGAAATACGAGTTGAGCTTTCTTTTTCTCATCTCTGCGTACACCAACTGGCATATAGATACATTGTTTATTCCAGGGAAGGTCTAATTCCTGGATCACCAAATCCCAATGCGCAATAAACAGTGAACGCGCCTCTGCGTAGCCACTCTTTTCTACTTCTTTACTGGCAACTTTTGGTGTGGTATTCTTTAAATTATATTCTATCTTGGCGGTTTTATCGGATTCTCCAACAAAATCCCAATGTCCTAAACACTTATGACAATACGCATAATCCGCATTAATCTGCACTGTGCCTTGGATGCGACTTGCTTTATCATCGCACTTTGGGCAGTATGCTCGTGTTCCGTTATTGGTTATTTTGGAGAATACGTCACTAGGCAACATTAGAGTTTGCTACGCAAAGAATACAGCGCACAACAATGCCTGAATACCTGCGCACCAATATCGAGCTTTTCACGACTAATGACATGCTTATGAAACTTTCCATCTTCCTTACCAAACCTCATAATAACACCATAAGCGATCTTTGCTTTTGGCTGCGCAGCTTCAAACATCATCGCATATGCTCCTAACTGCACTATCATTTCTGGATATGGTCCACCTTTCGAGGTCTTCCAATCCACTAATACAAGATCATCATCAATCTTACCAATACAATCGACTGTTCCACCGACACGTAATTCCTCGTTTACTAAGGCAAATTCATTTTTTAATGCTTTAAAATTGGCTTTATCGTACCAATTCCTAAATCCTATAAATGCTTTTAGTGCCTGCTCTTCCTGGTTTGGTGTGTAATCTCGTGTATCGACATCAAACCCATCCAAATAACCTTGAATCATTAAATGGCATAATGTACCAATATGTCCTGCCTCACGCATTACTTCATCCGCATCATCGCCTTGCGCTGTGATTCTTTTTGCCCACGCTATCAATGTATTCTTATTCCATCCAAGCTGATTATTAATTACTGTAGTTACACTGGCAGCGCGTTTGCCGTCCTTTAATACATAGTTTTGACCATGTAGTTTTGTTCTACTCATATTCTCTCCTTATGGTTCTTCTTAGTTCATCGATAATTAAAAAGCCAATTGCAAGTGCGAGCATCCAAAAGAATACTCCTAAACCTAACACTAGCACATTCGCAATCCATTCTGCTATATCGAACATTATCATTTTAGACTCCTATTATTAAATTTTACCCACTTGGCTAAAATAGCCGTGATTTTATTTTCTCTTTTCATTTGAAATTAATCAGTGGGTAAATTCTTTCTGCAACTGCTAAATATTACTTTACGTTGTTCCTTTCTCTGAAAATTTATTTATTGTGAGATGGCAATCAATACCACAACTAATTTGTGGGTCTTTTTGCATATTACCAGCGTTAGGATCAAGTTCATCTAAGTACATCCTTTCATTTTCTAACTCACCTGAACGATGCTTTAAGATGGTCACATTGATTTCTCGTTCTAATTTTGCCATTTTTGTAAAAACATCAGGAAAATCAATTCTTATTCTGTTCCAATAACCAATACCACCTTTCACACAGCCTACACAATTATTGTGCGAATAACCTAACGTATACATTAATGGCATTTTAATACCTTCTTGCCATATAATTCCTAAACAATCATCCTTGGTAACTTGCTGATCGATTAAAGGAAACTCACATTTCATATCTATGTTTTTTTCAACTAGACTTGCTGCACGTTTTTTTTCTTCTAATGTGTAACCAAAAATATTAATTGAATTACAGTAATTTGCTTCAACTCTCATTTTCATTTTTAATTCATGGGTACAATAAGCAAATCCATATTGATTTGTAATAAACTTTTTCTTTTTTACTACATCAAAATGATCTTCATAATCATCATTTTTGATTATATCAATTTTTCGATCATACCACGTTTCACATTCTTTTAAAAAAGTTATGTTTGTTTTATGCTCACTTCCTGTATCACAATAAACTAAATCCACATCCGATCCATATTTTTCAATAGCAAGTTTCCCAGCTACGGCCGAAGCAGCACCACATGAAAACCACACAACAGCTTTAGCTTTTTTTGATTGAGACATTACCTTTGACTCCTATTGTTTATTAGTAAACCAATTCTTTCTGCAACTGCCTGCACAACATCTACTGTAACTGCATTACCGCATTGCTTATATCTTTGTGTATCGCTCATATCAACTACTTTGCCATCTATGATACCTTTACTTGTCCAATCATCTGGAAATCCTTGCAATCTTTCACATTCTTTTGGTGTGAGTCGTCTAATACTATTATTAAACTTCACCCCATGTTGATCTTGCTGGGTTAATGTAAACATATCCTCACCATTTTCTTTAAATCTTCTACCATTTTGTTGTTTTTTTGCACGATTTGGCGTTAATACTGGTTGAATTGTATGCTGGTGTTGTATTGTTTCTAAACTCTGTGCATATCCTTTTGTAACTCTTCCACGCCTTGTTTTACTTGTAGGTCTTTCTAAATTAATTGCATCACCTACCTCTGCTTCTGCGTAGCCTTTCTTCGTGGCTTCTGGAATCTGATAATATCCACTTTCATTTGTGTCCAATGTTTTACTGATACCATCTGCTGAGTACACACGCCTAGAAGATTCAAACTCTACTTCTTTTTCATATATATCTGTCACTTCTTTGTCAAAAGTATCGTCAAAGCCTAGTAGTTTTTTTAATAAAAGCCAGTGATCAGGACTAGGTATGGCTCGTGATTTATCGCTACGAAAATAGTGTTCTACCTGCGTTTTTGGTAAATCAAGGCTTTCTGCAATTTCACGAATTGTTTTGCCATTCTTATTTGCTTTTAAATACTCATTTATTTCTTTTGGTGTATCATAGCTGCGCTTTTTAGCAGTGATTTTTAACTCTCCAATTTTAATCAAATCCATATCACTATGATTGCCACCACTATTACCTCCACCACATAGAGTAGCTGCAAAGTTTTGATTATTCTTCTTATTACCTTTTTTATCTATAATCATTACTTGTTTCGCTTGTTTATAATCTGTGGCAGTGAGTGTAGATGAAATACCTTCTGAACTATGTATTTTAGACCTTTCTCCACCGCTTTTTGTGTTTCCTACTATTTTTATTTTTTCTGATTCTCGAAGCAAGGAACGTCTCCGCCTATCTTGAGAGTTGAGCATACCTTGTTTATATCCTGTGGTTGCCTTTCTCGAAAATCGCTTTTCATTATTCCTTTTACCATCTTCTCCGATAGGAAATACTTTTGATCCACTTCCGTCTCCAATATATCCGACAATGTATATCCGCTCTCTATTTTGGGGTAGCCACCAGCGAGTATTAAGTAATTCGAACTCAATGGTATACCCAAGGTTATCAAGAACTCGGTAGATTGTAGCAAATGTTCGTCCATTGTCGTGAGAAAGTAGGCCTTTAACATTTTCGAGTACAAAACAAGAGATTGGCTTTCCAACATCTCTGTAATGTCGCAGAATCCTTGCGATTTCAAAAAATAAAGTACCTCTGGTGTCATCGAAGCCTTTTCGTTTTCCAGCCAAACTAAATGCTTGGCACGGAAATCCTCCACAAAGGATGTCAATGTAATTTGGTAAATCTCTTCCTGGTTGAATAGTTGTAATGTCACCTAGCTCCTCCGCTTCTTTAAATCTATGTTTATACACTGCGCTTGCGTACTTATCTATTTCACTAAAACCTACCCAGTCAAATTTGTAACCTGCCTGCGCAAATCCTTTATGGAATCCACCAATTCCACTAAATAAATCAAGCATACGAACACCTGACATGGCTGTGTCAACCAAAGCCAACTTAGGATTCATCCTCTTGTTCCACATTTTTGTCAGGTGTACATCTTTCACAAATCTTTCTTTTCTTCTTATACGATGGAAAATTATCATAATATTCAATACGATGATGCCATTTTGTTTTTGTCACTTCCCAACATGTCTTGCAACTAGTACAAAAGTAAATATACTTATCTGCAAGAGTAGCATCTAAATTCTTTTTCGTGTTACTTACGACCTCATTTTCAATCGAACTTAGCTTGATAAAGTAATCATCCATTGCAATCCGCCTTTACCTGCATTGTTATATCACGTTCTTGATTATTTACATACTTTGCTGCAAAGAATACACTACTATTCTTGCGTTTTTTCATATGTGCTTTCATATCCTCAATAAACTCCGCATAATTACTTCCCCAGATAATATCATCTGTCCACTCACCATTTTCATCATCATAATCAATACTACCTGCATATTTTATTTTTAAGTCACTCATTAGCTAAAATCAGGAAACTGCTCATATGAATAGAACCATTTCCTGCCCTTTGTTTGATTATTCTTACCTGTTGTTAATGCTAAACTAATTGCATGAGTATTCTCGTATGGTACATATGCAATTATATTTTTAGGCTCATAGTATACTGCAATTACATCTACTCTGTTGGTATCTTTATACTTTGTAGTATCGACTTCTACGGCTGTACCTCTGCGTAATTTCGTAACACATTTAATCTGGACACGTTTAATAGCATAGGTTGATGTCTCTACTATCATATCTACCTGCGTAACATCTACTTCTGGTAGATATACATTATAACCTTTAGAGAGAAGGTCTTGACGTATCGCCAGTTCACCTATCTTGCCTTTGGTCATACTATGCATACTGATCTAACTCGCTCATTGGACGTAGCTGATCTGCCTGCAATGTAAACTTATTACCATAGCCAAGGTCCATTATATTATCCTGCGTTAAAAAATCTATGGATGGTATCCAGCCTTCCAGGATAAACTTAGGAGAATCATCACGCACTAATATAAATACGTCACAATCTGTATGTTGCTTTTTTAATTTGGCTTGCAAATAACCACTTTTAAACTTGGTGGTCTTTACATCGATTCTGATATTATTATATATTAAGTCATAACCACTATAATGAGGACCTATCACCATATCTGGATAGGTATTATATTTCTTACAAACGGCTAATTCACCGCTGACACCACGTAAATCTATTTCTAAACTACGTGGTCCGTTGGAAATCATTCCATTTGCTTGGTTCTGATCCATTTTTGCTTTCGCTAGTGCTTTTGCTAGTCTTAATTCCATTTGGCTTAGTATTATGTGCATGTGTACTTTCCTTATCCATTGCAGCATATAAAACCATATAATTAACTACGTCTAAGCACCTTTGGTATGTGGTTTCATCGCTGTGAGTTTTTCCTGTTTTTGCATCGTTGCATATTGCATCGACATGTTTTAAGACATATACCATTAGTGCCTGCTTTGAAGTAATTCCAAGCCGTTCCGCAACATGCTTAAAATTATAAAATTTATCTTCATTACTAATCGTATACTCAATAGACTTATTATCACTAATCTTTGAGGCTTCCGCAAACATGTCCTCTCTAAACTTATTATATTCTTCGTATATCATTCGCTCTCCCAGTTTACTAGTTCTCTTAATGCAGTGATTGTAGCCTGCATACTTTGAATTTCTGCATCAATCACTACAACTGCTTTTTCTAAAGATCCGTAATCTTTTTTATATTTTGCAATTACTTCCTGTTGATAGGAACTCCAGCAAAACTCTTGATTTTCTACTTCTTCTATATTCGTAAATAAACTCATTATGCCTCTCTTTTTTTTGTTTTGTTATCTATAGTCCTCAATACTTCATCACATACTTCAATCGCTATATCCATACGTAAATCTGCATCTGCTAATGTTTTTCTTAACACTTTTTCTATCGCATCGCCTACTGTCTCTACTAAAGCTGCGCGTGGACTTGGTTTCATTGGATGTGGCATTCTCTCTCCTAATTAAAGTTAAGCGGAATCACGACTATCACGATCTTTAGACACGCCATTTTCTTGGTTATGGGTTTCTACGATTCCGCTTTTAAATAAGTTCTTCATCCATTCATGCTTTACGATCCATAGCCAAGGTTTCCTATCTTGGCGTACCATCACTACATCTGCATTCCTGAATGATAAAAAATCTGCAATCTTTTTTCTGCGTTTTACCTGCACTAAAATTGTAAGGTCACCTTTGGTAGCCTTAACATCTATATCGCTCTTCTCACCAAAGCTACGACCATCACTGCCCCATGATCGCTCGGCTGTGAAGCCGAGGTCGCGGAGCAATTCAACGACCTCAACTTCACCTTGGTAGCCTTTACGTGATGCTTTAGACGGCATTAAAAAGGCAACTCGTCTTCAGCTTCCGCAGTAGGTGTCACATCAAATACCTTATCAGGTTCGTATGTCTTCTTAAATGAAGAATATGACTCCTCTGCTTCTTTGTTTAATGGTGCTTTAGGACATGGTGTTACTGTATAAGTAGTATCCATTCCATCACCATTTTTAGTGACAATCACATCATAGTCTTTGAGGTTGCCCCACTCACTATTGCGATCTAACTCTGTAAGTTGCTTCTGGACAGTACTTTGTGTAATATCGAGAACCTTGACTGAATTAGCACTATAAACTGGAATCTGCCAAAAATGTTTTGGCTTTTCTCCTGCTGGTGCATCACCTGCATTCTTAATCCGTACTGGCGTTTTATCATCTTGCCAATATTGATAGCCTAAAACTGGTTTATCCAATATACGGAATCTATTTTCACCTTTGACAAATTTCATAAAACTACTTTCGCCTGCACTTGGCACGCTGTAAGTCGCTTCTAAAAGTCCACTCATCGTTACTCCTTTATTGTATTGTAGTTATATCCTTTGCGATCAATGAGAGCCACAATAGATGTATATGTTTCTTTATCTATAGTTGCTCGTACACCAATATCTGATTTCCAGACTTTTCGCGCTCCAGGAATGTATGTTTGGGATTCACCCAACAGTTTACGCACTTCCTGCGCAAACTTAATTCTTTCTTCTTTATTTTTTATATGAATCGTTAGGAACATGGACAGCACCTAATGGCGAAAAGAGAGAGAGAGAGTAGAAGTGGAAACGCCACGTCAAACAGCACTGTCCAAATATGAAATAAACTTACCAAGGAAATTCTATAAATTCTATTTTAATACCTAATACACGAGCAATACGAACTTTATGCTCGTGACGAAACTTTCGTTTGCCTCGCATCATTAGTGAAAGCATAGATTTATCTAGAGCGATTTCACGCGCTAATTGGTTTTGACTAAAACCACACTCTCTCATATGTTGTTCTAAAGGCTTCATAAGTGTTGACAGATATTAAAACAATTGTCAACACTATGCAAGTATTATTTACAAATTAAAATTCTTCTTCAATTCTAGTGCCTACAGTGTACACGTCAGGTGCTACCTGTTGCATGTCTAGGCTATTTTGTGCAAACCTAGCAAACAAATGTTCGGATTCTGCATTCGCACCAGTAGATGTATTATCTAAACTAAATATGAATGGCCTACTCGGACCATCTACCATATTCCACACATCAGAAATCACACTATCATTGCCATGCTGATATACTGGATACTCATTTGGTAATAAGTCTGAATCCTGCAAATAACTATACGTTAAATCGTATGCCTGCCTACCACCATAAACATTTTGTCCATATGTACCAAGTGTAAATGGACTTTTAGATGTACTAGATGCAGTTCTTCCAAAACTAGTTGCAGTAGCATAACGCTGTCCACCTGCGGACTCTGCTACATTCACTTTATCATATACAATAGACCTAGTAAGGTTTAGGTCTGGTGAAAAAGGCATATCAAAGTATTCACCGATCATTATACTGCCTACGATAAAATCTGTAGTACCATCCCATGAAGTATCGCCTTCAAATTGTATCGCCCAATAACGCAAATCCTGCTCATCAAACGTAAGCACAGTTGTGCCATCTGATGCAGGTGTCACTGTGACTGTTTTATTAGAATCAGAAGCAGCTATTGTATCTGCGTTGACAATCTCTGTAGCATTCACACTACTCCAATTTATATCAGCAGTATCTGCGTTTCCACCATCTAAAGCGGTAATATCACTTGCTTCATTACCTGCAAATATCTTAAAACGTCCACCTGAACTATTTAAATTATGATTTAAAATTGCAATATAATTCTGTTTATAACTAGCAGTTGTAAAACTAAAATTAGTTAATACGTGCTTAGAAGTATTTGCAGAAGTATCAAATGTCACTTGATTTAGTGGTCGAAGATCAAATAACTCACCTGCGCTACCTGTTTGTACCGCAAGTGTATTTACTATATCAGATTTTACGATACCAGGTGATGCTCCTCTCGCTCTATGATAACTAATTAAATCTGGATAAAATCTTGGTGTTTTTATAGTTTGGTTAGCCACTAGCCTACCTCTCTTGCTGTTATGCTTACCTTACCTGGTGAGCGTTTTGTTTCTACAATCATAAAATATTTACTGGTACTAAAATCAGTGCCAAACATCTCTACTGGCATATCTGTGAATGTGACTATATCACCAGTTTCTAGTTGACATCCTTTTGCTGGATTGACTACATTACATTTAATAATTGTTTTTATTTCTCCAATTAAATTGTCATAATAAGAATAAAAATCTGCATTACAATCAGAATTTGGTGAAGTTGGTGTTGTTCCTACATTAATATCTAAAAATTCAGTTTTTATACCTTCTTTTGCACCTAAATTATATTTAGCACGTGTTGCAGTATTAGTTGCGGTTACACTATTATAATAACGACCAGTTTCCGCAGGATGTAAATGATTATTTACAATCATTTTAGTAGTTAACTCATCTAATCCAGTAGTGCTAATTTGTATATTACTAAGATCATCTTTAGTCATGTTTAAAACATTACCATTATTTTTTAAAGTATCATATTCACTAGTTTGTACTACATATATATACTTTAGTAATCCATTAGAATCCATTTTATAACAAAAAGAAAATTCATAAGCAAGTTTATCTAATATATCTTTTAAAGAAACTGGCTCTAACGTCCAATATCTACCTTTCCAATTGTCAATAGCACGATCCGTATTTAATGAACTATAATTAATTGGATCATAACTTCCTAAACCAGCAAACCTCATTAATAAATCTCTGTGAATATCATGCCCATGTGAAATTGCACCATTATCCCAAGATGCAGTAAGTCCATCTGCACCAATATATAAATTTTTTAATCCAGAACTAGTAGAGATACTATTATTAGTTAAACCTTTACTCTCATCATAAGATTCTTGAATATCAAAATATAACACTAAATCTGTAATTTTAATTTCTAAGGTAATATTATTTGAATCTACTGATGTGATTTGTGTTTGTAAGCGCACAGTATTTAAATTATTATTTGCAATAGTAATACCTATAGCACCATATCCAGAATCACTAACAGAAACCTGCCCAGCAAGACCATTTGGCTGTGTTATTGCAAGATTTGTACTAGCAGGAATTGTACCATTGTATATATCACCACTAGCTCCAGAATATCTTATTTTTATAAATATATCGCCATTAACTTGTGATGGAGGTGTAGCAATAATACCTTTTATATCTACATCAGAATCATTAATTTTTTTTAATTCACATGCAAAATTATAATAAACATCCTTTTGACTAATCGTAGAATTATTACCAGTAAAACTATGAACAATTCCATTTGTACCATTGTACTCATCAAATGTTAAATTTTCTACGTTGCTAAATGTACTTGTCCCTTTAGAACTTATAGCTGTTGCATTTAATCTAAATCTTCGTTGCAACTCTCTGCTCACTACTCCAATATTGACATTAGTATCATAACCAGAAGCTAAATCTTTTGTTTGTGCAATATAATTATCTGCTTTTATTGGTAAAAATGCATCTGCTGCACGATCATAATAATGTGGTCTCATATCTGAATGAGATTTTGTTGTAATAATTAAATGATCGTCTGTAATGCCTTTCCTTTTAAAAGGCGCAGGATATAATGCATTTGTATGTTCTCTAACTAAACTTTTATCACCATGCTCAATGTAATCTCCATATGCGACAGGTTGATATATATCATTTAAAGATTTTACTTGTGGAAATTCAATTTTATCCCAAGGTCTATGCGCATTTATTTGCAATGATAATTGTTGTTTTTCATTTAATTGTATATCAACTAATCTACCTGTAAAAATACGTTGACAGTCACTAATGGTATCTGATCGATTAAACTGCGCGTATACGCGAACTTCTTTATTTAAATAATTATTTGTACCATTAAATATTTTTTTATACAAATCAATACCATCAAAAATAACATTAGCAACACTTAAATTAATATTACTTGTTGTTGATGTACCATTCGTTATATTTATAGAATCACGTACACTAACATTTCTATTTAATACTGCACCAGAATAAAAATTATTATCTACTATTGTATCACTAGTGGAAATCCCAAATGAATGAATATATTGATCAAAACCACCTATAGACCATTCTGCATTTGTAATTGTACCACTATTAGAGTTACTACTACTATCTGCAACTGTTGCACCAGTACCTTCATCCAATTTCCAGTAACCAACTAAGTTAGATGATGTGCTGTCTATAGTTCTATTATAGTAATGAGCAATTTGATTATCTGACCTTGCTGTACTCCAAACACGTGCATGTGCAATTTCACCATCAAATTCATTGTTTTGTTCAAAATTAGAGCCGATAGATACAACACCTGATGTACCACCAGTTGGATCATTAGAGACATTCGTTGTGATAGTTCCAACTTTTACACCATCAACATAGTATCTCATTTGATTTAGGCTATCATCTCGCAATACAGCTACGTGATGCCAATTATTTGCGGTAATAGCACTAGTAACAACAGTATTTGATACATTTGATCCAGTACTATACTGATACTTACATCGTAAACCATTATTACTTAAAGCAATTTGCCAATTGGTATTTTTAGCCGCAGTTGATCCATCTTGGCTACGTTCTAATATTATTTGCGTACCACTACTAGCACTATAAACATCTGGTTTAATCCATGCTTCAAGCGTAAAACTAGTATATAAACCTAAAACATTACCAAAAGATACATAGTCATCCGTACCATCAAACTCTAAACAATTGTTATTATCAGCACTAAATTGAAATAGCCAATTCTCATTGACGTTGGATTCTGATGGCGCATTACTTAATGCCATTCTATGCTAATCCTTGATTGCTAACTTTCTGTATTTCTGGAATTAAATTATCTCGAACAAACTCATCATTACCAATCATGTTTCCTGAAATATTGATAGTAACACCACCTGCGTTGCCAGTTCTATTCATATTGGCTAGATTCTGTACTCCAATATTTTGCACTGCGGATCTTTTCATTATAAACTCACCTGCCTGTGCTAAAATAGGTACGTTATCTTCACCTTGAACTTGACCACCTTGCGCAAAGCGTTGGATTCCGTTATCTTTTATTAAACCACCTGTGTGTGCAGTAAGCATCCCAATACCTTGAATAACTGCACCTGGTATCTGCCCACCAGGTATCAAACTAACAATTGCACCAATAGTCCTGATCATTTGCCCTGCGGTAACTTCTGAATCATTTTTTAGCGATGCCATTGCCTGTGAAGCCATTAAAATACCACTTGCAAACTGGTTAGATAAATCTACATTTTTTTTCATACTAGTTTCTAATGTTTTACCAGATTCTTTTTGTAAATCATTTAATTCTTCTTGCGCTTTTTTAAATGTATCTTGCCTTATGTCTTCTTTTAATGCTTCAAATTCTCTTCTTGCTTTTAATTCAGCATCTAATAATTCTACTTTTGCTCTTTCTATTTTATTTGCTTTTTCTTGAGCTTCTCTCTGTGCTTGGATTCTAGCAGTAATCTCTGCAATTTGCTGTATAGCGACTTTCATATCTTCATTCATCTTACCAGAGTTCTTAATTCTTTCTACCTCAACTGCATCTGCACCATTCATTGCTGCTTCTTGTGCTAATAGTGATGCAACTTGGTTTCTATATCCTTCAGTTAATGAATCAAGACTTTTTGTATAATTAGCGTTACGTTCCGCCATTGTAGTGACCGCAGTATCTACTGTGTTTAGTGATGCTAAATAGGCTTCTAATTGCACATTTTGATCATCTAAAGAATCTGTTGAATCATCTACACTTGTTTTCAAATGATCAAATGTACCAGCCATTTGAAAAAGTTTATCGATACCTAAGACTGTTCCAGCTAAAAGTATTGCTTTGAATATTTTTCCATAGCTAGCAAGTGCTGCATTCGCAAGTAATGCTTGTACTCTTAAAAGACCAAATGCAGTTGCTAAAGCACCAATACTTGTAGCAACTTCCGCAGTACGTTTTGCATCCATAGCTCTGAAAAATCTTTCTGCACCTTGCGCTACTTCTGTTAGTGGACCTATAATACTATCTCCAATCACAGCAGCAAAACGAGTCATTGCATCTTGCATATTACTTACTGCACCAGAAAAAGTCTTTGATAAACGATCTGCACTTCCACTAATACGACCATTGGGATCAGTCATTGCTCGTACTAATGCAACTCTAAATTCAGGTAAAGTGATTTTAGTAAGATCCGTGATTCCTTGAGAATCTTTAATTAACTGTAGTATGCCTCTCTCGCGCAAAATGTCGGCCGCACCTGCTCCTCCAGCGAAAGCACGACCAAGCGCACTAGCAGCTTCCGTTGCAGTAGTACCCATAAATGCTGCTAAGTCAGAAGTTGCTCTAAGCGTTAATTTTGAATTTAAACCAAATGCTTCTAACTGCGCACCTGCGTTTACAACATCTTGTAATTGGAATGGAGTAGTTGCTGCTACTTGGTTGAATGCTTTAAATGCAGATTCAGCTTCTTGGACACCACCAGTTAAACCAACTAATCTTGTTTTTACATCTTGAAAACCAGATGATGCTTGAACAAATCTATTCATAACTGCTACAGCACCACCCAAAGCAAAGCTATATACTAAGATTCTATTTCTTAAACTACCAAGACCTGCCATCAAGCCTTGAGTTTCGCCACGCATTCTATTTGCAGCTTTGTTATAATCTTTGGTATTCTTCTCTAAATCTCTTACACTTCTTGTCGCACGTGAAAAACCTTTAGTGCGTACTTCAATAATAAACTTTTTTTCAGCCATTTTTCTTCTTCATATCTTCAGATTGCAATGCATTAAATTCTTCATCTATAGCTGAA